AAATAGAAAAGAATTAGCAGAAGCATTGGGTATTAGTCCTACCAAAGTAAATGCCTTCCAACAACAGGGAGTATTCCCAACAGTAAGTCGTGGTAAATATAATTTACCTGATTGTGTCCAGCGGTTCATCGAAATATCCGTAGAACATCTTATCAAGAAGAATGCGACCAACCCCGAAGGGTCAGCAGAAAGTTTAAACTATTGGAAAACCCAAAGACAGAAACACGCTGCCCTACGCGAGATGGGTATTACGATGCAAGTGGAGCAGGCAGAGAAATTGATGTCGGCACGATTATCGCAAATACGAAATGTCCTTACAGCAATTGATAGTAGTTGGGCACCCTATATGGTGGGTATTAAGAATCAAGAACAATCACAGCAGATGTTGTCTAAACTATTAGATAATCTTTTTGAGCAACTCTCGACACTACAAGACTTTGAGTTAGACGATGAGGTGATAGATACAGATGCAACTGATGATGAAGAAGAGATAGACGAGCAAGATGCTTAATACGATTATACCAGAAGAATATATACCAGAAGATAGTATGGATGCAGTCACAGCATTTAAACAACGCATTAATGCATTGACCAAGCAAATCCTTAAGCCCACTCCTAAACTTACAGGCAGTGAATGGGCTAACAAATACTTTTATCTACCCCCTGAGAATAGTGCAGAACCTGGTAAATACAACTGGGAAAGAATGCCGTGGCAAAAAGAAATCCTTGATACTATCTGCGACAACGAACATAAGGATGTAGTATTGATGACCTCTGCTCGTGTTGGTAAAACAGTCAGCATGTTGGCAGCAACAGGGTATTATATGCATCAATCACCATCTCCTATCTTGTGGTTATTACCAACAGAAACAATTGCCAAGCAGTTTAGTAGTAATGATGTAGAACCAGTATTACGAGATAGTCCTGAACTTCGTGATTTGATTAAAGACAAATGGACTCGTGACGGAGGCAATAACCTTTTATCAAAACGATATATGGGGGGAACGCTAACGATGGTTGGGGCACAGAATAGTTCGGGTTTGCATGGTAAAACTATTCGTGTGTTGTTTGCTGATGAGATTGACCGCTATCCCGAGAGTGCTGGTAAAGATGGTGATGTTATTGACTTGGCTACTATCCGCACAACGACATTCCAACACAAAGCAAAGCGGGTGTATAGTTCTACCCCAACCATTACAGATTTATCCCAGATAGAAAGTAGATTTAAGGAAAGCGACCAACGCTATTTCTATTTACCTTGTCCTTCTTGCGGTCATAAGCAAACATTAGAATGGGATAGAATAAACTATAAAGCAAATCCCGAAGAACCAATCTATATCTGTCGTGCATGTGAGTATGGTATAAAAGAAGAAGAGAAATACCAGATGCTCTTACAAGGTGAATGGATAAAGACAAATGTAGATAGTAAGGTTGCAGGGTTCTTCCTAAATGCTTTATACTCGGTCAATATGACTTGGAAAGAACTGGTAGTAGAATGGCAAGCAATCAAAAAGAATAGACATAAGCTACAAGTGTTTTACAATAGTAGATTAGGTAAGACATTCCAGTTGATAGAAGATTATATCCCAGCAAACAAACTTGGGGAACGATTAGAAATATACAACGCTGAGGTGCCAACTAAAACAGAAATATGTAATGGTGTTGGTGTCTTGACCTGCGGAGTAGACATCCAGGCTAATCGTATCGAAGCATATGTGTATGGATATGGGAAGAGTGATGAAATCTATATGATTGACTTTCGTTTGTTTGAGGGAGACACAAACAAAAATATAGTATTTCAGGAACTTACTAATTTTCTACTAAATGAAAGATATACAACAGCAAATGGAGCTAAGATTGGTATTCGTTCTATTGCAATCGACTCGGGGTATAATGCAAACAGAGTTGCACGATATGTTAGAGACTTAAAACAAATAGACCACGCTAATAGAACAATCATCGCAGTCAAAGGTGATGCAAACTATACAAGTGGTATATTAGAACGACAAGCAAAGTTCTATAAAGAAAGTGGGCAGTTGTATTTTAGAGTTGGGGTCAATCCTGCAAAAGACCATTTAGCTATGATACTAAACAATATGGACCCAGGGGAAAACTACCTACATTTACCTGTAGCATATCCCAAGCGTATAGAGCAGGAACGATATTTGGATAAAGAAACTCTTTATCAACTCACAGGGGAAAAGAAAGTATATGAGTTTAAGGGACCACGGCGTATTGGTAGTTGGAAAGCTACACGAGATAGAGTAGAAGCCTTGGATTGTTTTGTCTATGCTTACGCTGCCTTGCTTGCATTAGGCCCCGATGTATTCCAAAAACTGGATGATTTAGCAAAGAAGGTAGCCCTACTACAACCTGAACTTGATACGATTACCCCAGATGGTGAGGTCAAACAAGAAGAACAAGTCGCACAATACAAGCCAGGCATACGATTACATCAATCCAAGAATACGGGATTTAGTATATTCCGTAGATAAATACCATTTAATAATAAATACTTTATATTACAATACCCTAACAAAAACCTAATGTTAGGGTATTGACTTTTTCTATACAAGGTGATATATTACATATGTGTTCGACACACAAGGTGTCTCGCACAAAACATCAAGAACGAGGTGTTATATGGGAATGGATGTTGTCGGTAAGGCCACCGTAAGTGAACGCGGCGAGTATTTCCGCAATAATGTCTGGTGGTGGCGTCCCCTCTGGGATTACTGCCAGCATGTCTCACCTGTCTGTCGTGATGTTGACGGACATTACAACGATGGTGATGGGCTGGACGCTGCTGACGCGGCGCAGATGGCAAAAGATCTCTTCACCGAAATCAACAGCGGACGCACCGCCGAGTATGCCGCCACACGACAAATAGAGATTGATCAGCTGCCGTTGGAGCCTTGTAATATCTGCCACGGCACGGGAGAACGCAACGACGAATTCGTGCAAGGCAAGTGCAACGCATGCGAGGGCAAGGGCCAATGCAAGCCATGGGTAGCGGCATACCATTTCTCACCCAATAATGTCCAAGAGTTCGCTGAGTTCGTCCAGGACTCTGGCGGCTTTGAGATCTGGTAACACCACTAACGAGGAGAACTAAAATGGCGAACGATATAGAGAAACTTGTTGATGCAGGTGCATTTTACGCAGGTGAGCTTACAAAGGAAGAGTTTGAGAGTTTGTTTAATGTAGAACTTGATTACGATGAGTATAAAAATAAACAACTTGTAAGTGTATTTTGTATTCCATTTAACAACAACGAGGAGAACTAAAATGCCACTACCGAAACCGCTTGCACCTGATAATGATAAAATTGTTATTATCACCCCACAAGAGTTTTGTGAAAGAACAGGTCAGTATATTCTTGACTACAACATTAATAATGCATTTATTGTAGGAACAGTAATATTACCTGAGTATTCACCCATTCCATATTCTATTGGAATTTTTATCACAAAAACTATTAAAGTGGGCAACCTTACTACAGAAGATGTGGCTGAAAAAGTTTTAAGAGAATTTGTAAAATCACCAACGCATGAAGGTAAAGTATTGTGTGGTTGGTTTCCATTAAATGATACTAAGGAAACTATGATACATCCTCTTTATGATAATGTAGGTAGTGTGTTGGGAGACATTTTTTGTGATTTAGGATTGGGAGATATGTTTAAGTTGGCATACAATAATGATGAAAAATTATCAGCCCTTATGGCAAAAATGTAAAAACAAAAACAATCAACCCCTGTAGAAATACAGGGGTTTTTTGTATATATTAGATGATTTTTGACTTTTTACCATCTATTTATGTGAAGAACCTTTGGGGATACTATGATTAAAGATTTTATTGCAGGGGATACAGTCCGCTTTACACAACACTATACGGACTATCCTTCCAGCGACTACACATCTGTTTTATACTTTAATGGCCCAACTAACCTTGCAGTAAGTGGGGCAATCTCAACACCATCTACCGACCCTAACTATGTCGAGGATGGATTTTTATATACCATTAGTGCAACACAAGGACAATATCTAAAAGCTGGTGTCTATGATTTCGCTATTCGTATGAATAGTGCAAGTATGGCATTCACAGTAGAAAAGGGTGTTGTAAATGTGCAGACCAACTACGCAGTGCAAGCAAGTAAGGAATATCTCTGCACTCGTATGATTGAGCTGATAGAGAAGGCACTACTCAACCAGTTGTCCGCAGGGGAAGCAGCAGAAAGTATTTCTATCGCAGGTCGTTCTATCAGTATGATGAACCGCAAAGACCTTCTAACAGAAAGAGGGTTCTGGGATAGTGAAAGACGAGCACTTGTAAATGCCCGATTGGGTAGAACAGGTATCAAACAAACGGCGGTGATAATATAATGGCTAATAGATTTAGTGAATTCCTTTTCGGTCAAAACAAGAAAGAGGAAAAGAAAAAAGTTGTAATGAAGAGAACACACCCACGCTTGGGAGACGCCCGCCTTCCAGCACCAGCAATTCAGTTTGCATTTAATCGTGGTATATTTGCCTCGGCTAATCAAGACCTCTTATTACATTTAGAACGCACCCGTGACCTTTCTCGGTATTTAGTAAAGATTGACCCATACCTCCAACGCTATATGGAAGTCATCTCTGTATTCGTGGTAGGTCAAGACGGACTAAAGTTAGAACCAGTTGTGACCGCACCAAATGGTAAGTTAGCAGAACGAGTAAATAACACAATACGAAAGGCATGGATGGATTGGTGCCGTGAAGCAACATACGATACAACCCTGACCTTTGCAGAAGCAGAACAGATGGTCATCCGCACAGTTGCTCGCGATGGTGAAGCATTAGTTCGTATGGTCACAGGTAAGGATGTAAACAAATACGGATTTGCTTTACAAATACTTGACCCAACTTTATTAGATGTTAATTACAACACAGTATTGGGTCAGCAAGGTGAAAGTGATAGAATAATCATTATGGGTATTGAGTTTGACCGCCGTGGTCGTCCAATCGCATATCATGTATGGAACCGCCTTCCAAGCGACATCACACAAATTCCAAGAGTAAGAGAACGCATACCAGCAGACGAAATATTACATATTTTTGATAATGATATTCCTGGTGCTGTTCGTTCCCTTCCTTGGACTACCGCAGTCCTCAATACCGTATCAAGATTAAACCAATACTTGGAAGCACACTTACAAGCATGCAGTATTGCAGCAACCACCCCCCTTGTAATGACGAACACCGAACCTGACCCAGTTGGGGTGGATGATGTATCGGTCAGTAATGCAGTAGTTCCACAATATCGTCAACCAGAAATCAATTTGGCATATAGTCAAATATTAGAACTGGACCACGGAAAGAACTTAGCTGCATTAAATCTACAATTCCCAAGTCAAGCATTCCAGCAAACTACTGATGCATACTTAAAGAGTATTGCTTCTGGATTGTTTATCTCATATGCAACCTTGACCGCTGACCCAAGCCAAGGTAATAGTGCAAATGTTCGTTTCAGTTCTATCGTAGAAAGAGAACATTTCCAACAAATCCAAAGATGGTTGATTAAGTCATTCCATATGAAGGTTTATAAGAAATGGATAGAACACGCATTGTTACATGGTGGAGTTGTTCTTCCTTCGATGGATGCAGCAAACTATTACGAGGTTGCATTCCGTGGCACCCGTCACTCAACAATTGACCCATCAAAAGATATGAAGGGGTATATAGAGGGTATCAATAATGGACTTTACACACGCACGCAAGTATGTGCAGAACTTGGCACAGACTTTATTAGCAACATTAAAACGCTTGCTATGGAAGAAGCAGAAATCGAAAAATACGGCGTCAATATCCTCGCCGGAGATCCTACAGCAGTTTCGAACTCAAACGCAGAAGCTGCCGGACTTATCCAAACGGCAAATGACGCAGAGCAATACGCAGCCGGCCAAGCGCAAGACCTCGCAGAAGAAGAAGCCGACTAACACAAACGAATAGGTTATATGTTAAACAAATACAAAATTGTTGGTGATACTTTAATAGTTTATAATAGAAAAGATAATCGTGAGATGTTGTTTGATACTCAGGATTTTGATAGAATTAATAAGCATACCTGGTGTATAGCTGATGGATATGTAAATACAACCATTAATCTTGGTAATGGTAAATCTACATCATGCAGAGCTCATAGATTTGTAATGAATAATCCAGCTAATTTAGAAATAGACCATGAGAATGGTATAAAAACAGATAATAGAAAATCAAATTTAATAGTATCTAATCATCAGCAAAACCAGCATAATCATAGAAAAGCAAAAGGATATAGCTGGGTTAAAAGAGACAAAAAATATCAAGCCAAAATTACAATAGATGGTAAATCTAAACATCTTGGTTATTATGATACGGAACACGAAGCAAGAGCAGCATATTTAGAAGCAAAGAAGAAATATCACCCAACCGCACCTATACACCTTTATACTTGATTTTTACAAAAGTGTAATATACTTATTTAATATGGATATAAAGCAATTACTAAATAACAGGTCGCATAGAACTCTCGAAATCGGCACTCAGGAAGATACTGATGCTGGTTTGAGAATTGAGCTTGCGGCATCAAGTGATGTTCCGTATCGTCGTCAATTTGGATACGAAACTCTATTACATACAAAAGAAGCAGTTGATTATGAAAGAGTAGCTGCAGGAGCAGTTCCTCTTTTATACAATCATCGTAATGATGAATATATCGGTATTGTAGAAAAGGTCTGGTTAGTCCCAGGTCAATTACGAGCAATTGTTCGTTTAAGTAAGAATAGTGATTTAGCAAGACAAATCGCAGCAGACATTAAAGATGGTATATTAAAGAGTATTTCTATTGGATATGAAATCAACGAAATGCGTGAAGCAGAAATGATTGATGATG